CACAGCTTGATACTGAACAACTTTTTGTGACATTGTTGCAGCATTAGGATCACTCACTGGGATAACATCTACATTATCATAATCAGATTGTTTAGCGCGGCGATTACCTACTTCAGGTTCGTACGAATACTCTGTTGGTGTGTAGTCACGAATGATACCTTTAAGTAATTTAAACTCTTGTTTCATTGCATAATGAATACGAGCTTGAACTGCACTCATTACTTTAAGAGTTCTTTCTAGAATTGCTAGTGTTGTACCTACTGGAGAATTAGAAGACATATCTGATACTTTCATATCAGCAGCTGAAGCAAAACGTCTACCTTCCTCAATTATTTGATTCATCAACATATTAAGAACTTGTGAAGGCTCTTTATACGGCAATGGTAAAATGTTATCGCGTATTGCACCTGATGGTACATCTACATCTCTAAATTCACCTGGGGCAATTGGTGTATCATCGCCTTTGATTCGTAGACCACGAGATTTAAGACCGCCTGGTAAATTAGCTAGTGTACCTGCATCAACTAACTGACGAAGTATCATTGTGCCAGATTTAGCAAATGCGCCGATTAAATGAATTAAACCAAAACAGTAAAAACCAAATCCTGGAATATATCCATAGTGAACGAAGTGTTGACGCTTAGCTTTTAATTTATCGTCTGGATTCCAATTACGTCTAATTGCTAATATAGTGCTAGTACCTTTTTCAATTGTTATTACATAAGGTAATGCAATGCCATCTTCACTATCACCATTTTCTAAATCAAGATTAACATGCATCTCAAGAATTTTATATCTGTCATCTTCTGTTGGATTAAAACCTAACTTCTCTGCAATTTTCTTTTCAGCCTCATCAATATCTGAATAAGGTTCACCTAAATCTACATCACGATAAAAACCTGCTACTTGCAATCTATGTAATTCATTCTTAGTTTTACGCATAACGTGCGTAACACGCTCAGCTGTTTCTAAATTAGATGCACCATATGGAACTACAATATCTTCAGATGGAACATACATTGCCACTTGACGTTCTAGTGATGGATCATAATAAACTTTTTTAAATGAGTTACCAGATATACCTAAACCCCATAGCATGCGCTCATGTTCCGGACGATATTCTGGCATCATGTCCGTAAGCTGATAGTTCATATCGTCTTTTACACGTTCAGCTGCGTCTTCTTTTTCTCTTGTTTGTTTACCAATAATTTGAGTTTTAACTGGACCCGCTGCTGGAAACGTTTCCATCATAGTTTCAGCTTGAAACTTAACCAGCGCTTCTGTCATTAAGGGATGATATACATTACATGCGCCGGGCCACGGTTCTGTTCTATCTTCTACTTTTAAGCCTAGCAACTCTAAGCCATCTACATAAGTTGTTAACCAATCTTTTCTTGAATTAATATCGGCATCATATTCACCCATTAAATCACCGGACAACTCAGTCAACTGACCCTCGTCCATTTCTTCTGCTAAGTTATCATTAAACTCATCATTTTGTTCTTTACCAGGGACAATAGTAATCTCCATGCTACCATCATCTAAGGTAACACTTTCTGGATTTTCAATTTCAATACTTAAATCTGGTTCGGCTTGTGCTAATTCTTCTAGGCCTTTAGGTGCTTGTGATAAACTTTTATCTATGTTGTTTGCCATATGTTGTCCTTTATGACTTTTTATTTATATTAATAAATTTTCTATATGCTTTTGCTGATTCTGGTTTACCCATAACATTTGCTCTCTGTTCCATAGCAATTGCTGCTTGTATTTTGTGTGCATGAGATCGACCACTAGTTTTAATTTTAGATACACTTGCTTTAGCATCTTTAGCTGTAGCAAATTTTAAACCATGAATAGTTCCTTTAGGATTTTCATCTGTATATAAATCAGAATGTTTTTTTGAGTTTGCAGGCTGTCCCTTTTTTCTTGGTATTCTCTTATTCATTTATTATTTCCTTATATTGCATATAATCTGTTTCGAGAACTTTTAAATCCTGGTATATCTTCAGCTTCATCACTAGGTAATCTTACAAATCCGCCTTGTCTATAGCGCATGAGTGCCATAGTAGTTGCATCAACTAAGTCATCATTAGCACCACTTGGAAAGTCATTACACTCTTCTATAACTTCTTTTGCCCAGCGTCGGTCTGGAGCCCATACTATACCACTTCTAAAGAGGTCTGACACTGCATTTACGCGCGATACCTTGTCTTGACCCTTTCCAGGCGTGAATTCACTAACAGGTACACCCATTCTTCTAAACTCTTGATATAGAGCTGCACCGTTAGATTTCTTTTCTACGATAAACGAATCAGGCTCCCAATCTTTATATTCTTCTAAAACTAATTCTTTTAATTCAGGAAACTCTAAACGTTTTTTAACTGCATTTAATAGTATTATATTATAGTTGTTGACTTCTTCATTAAAGAATACACCCCAAGTTAATAGTGCATTATAGTCAGCCCTATTATTTGCTTCTTGAGCCGCGTCTAACGTCATAATAGTAAATTCACATTCTGGAGGATCTTCTTTTTCCCATATCTTCCACCACTCTCTTTTAATTAGCGCACCCTCTTCTGATACAGGGTTTTGCATATATTGTGAGTTCCAATACCTAACATCTAACGCTGCTTTCTTAGAGAGTAATTCATTTAAAGGCCAGAACTCAGGCCATAGTGATGCTAATTCACCTTGCTTATCTTCAATGATTGCTGGAAACTCTACTACTTCCCAATCATCTACTTCTTCATTCTTTACCATTTGATTAATGATCTCACCTGTTAAATCAAGTTTAGACCATCTTGTCATTACTACGATAATCGCACCACCAGGCATAAGACGTTGAAGAGGGCCAGACTGAAACCACTCCCAAGCAGGCTTAAATACATCAGCTCGTCCAAGCTTAGCATCCTGCTCAGAGTGTGGGTCATCAATGATAAACAAATCAGCCCCGCGACCAGCGAGGGCACCACCCACACCAATTGCAAAATATTCACCATTAAAATTTGTCCCCCATCTTGATGCCGACTTACTATCAGCTTGTAATTCTACTGCTGGAAAAATATCTTTATACGCGTCCGAACCCACCAAGTTACGAACTCTACGTCCAAAATTAACAGCGAGATCGGCAGTATGAGAAGCCATAATAACTTTTTTGTGAGGGTATTTGCCCAAAAACCATGCCGGCGCCAAGTACGATATAAGTTCTGATTTTCCGTGACGAGGTGCGATATTAACGATAACTCTTTTCTTTTCACCTCTGGCGATGGCCTCAAATATGTTCGCAAGTTTCCTATGATGTGCTCCTACCATGTACCCTGGGTATACATGTTGTATAAAATCTAAAAACATATCCTTACCATGCTTTTGAACCCAATTCTTTTTATAGACTCGTAACTTCTGAAGTGCCCGTACTTTCTGTTCATCTTTTAAATGTGGAAGTGCCTGTTCAAGAAGTGCTATATCTTGTGGGGTTATTTTATCCTCACTCATTGTCATCTATCACTTCTGCATCTATAGTCTGAGGAGGTTCTTTAATTAACCCTTTAGATTTAAATTCATTAAGCATTGATAGAAGCTCTTTCTCAACTTCCTCCATCGTCTCCAATTTGTGCGTAACTTCCGTCTTCTTTTTAAATGCATCAACTCCGTCAATGTCGCCTATACTTTTTAAAGCTGCGATTTTATCTTTGTCTGACTTTGCAGTTTCCGCCATCTTAACTAAGCTATTCACCACGTATAACTTGAAATCAGCTAGGTCTTTCACGATCATATGGTTTGACTGAGCAACTAAGCCTGCAAGAAAAGCTAAAGTCTCATTAGGATAGTTACCAAACTCAGGTCGTAAATCAGGGTTAGTCATCATTTCACTTGCTAGCTTCCTAGCTTCCGCCACGTTTTCCTCGGTGGGTTCTATGTTCTCACCTTTTAAGTCTGATACTAACTTAATTGTCTTGGCTCTCATGTTGATTTCTTCAGCTACACTTAGATTTGGCATAGCCTCTGACGCTGAACTAGGTAAAATGACGTCCTCTTCGATGTGAGGAATGATGATAACGTGGTTGGAACCACTATCAGATTGATTTTGTTGGGTATTTTGTACGGTCATGTGTCGCTGATTACACCTTTTGATTAAATTTGCAGCAATTCTTGTAATATATACGTTATTAATAGGTCAGACAATACTAATTTTGTTAGAATTATATAAAAGGAGATAAGAATATGGAATTAATTGGCTTTACTGACCCCGGTGTAATGTATTTTTTATTAAGTTTATCCTTTTAAATGAATCACACCACGCTAACTAAGAAGAACCTAGAGATTCTATATAACATGGCCTGTAAAATGGCACCTTTTAATAAACTTCCCATGCCTAAGTCTTCAAAAGTTAAGTTCAAAGTGATTAAGAACCCTGATATATATGGTTGCTTTGACGAAGAAGAGATGGAGATTCAAATAAGCTCTAACGCTTGTGGGCACTTCACTACTATATTCCAAACTCTTCTCCATGAAATGGTACACTTAGCTCTCTATGTTCGAGGCGATGATGACTTTCATGAGCATGGTACCAAATTCCTTCGTATTAAAGCAGTCTACTCCGAGTTATATAACTTTGACCCTAAAGCTATATGAATCAAATAACAATAGATGACTCTGCCATAGTAAAAATAAAAGACTTGCTATCAGAAGAAAATACGCCTAATCTTAAGCTAAGGATATTTGTCTCAGGCGGCGGATGTTCAGGATTTCAATATGGATTTACGTTTGATGAGAATCAAAATGATGATGACTTTGTAGTAGACCAAGATGAAGTGTCTTTACTTGTAGATGCACATAGCATGCAATACTTAACTGGGTCTGTTATAAGTTACGATACTTCTTTAATGACTTCAGGTTTTAACATAAAAAACCCCGCGGCTACTAGCACATGCGGTTGTGGTTCTTCTTTCGCGGCATAATATGGCATATTCAGAAAAAGTATTGGACCACTATGAAAATCCAAGAAACGTGGGTTCCTTTCCTAAAGACCAATTAAATATAGGTACAGGTATGGTTGGAGCTCCCGCTTGCGGAGATGTGATGAAGTTACAAATTCAAGTAGAAGAAAATATCATAACAGATGCTAAATTTAAGACCTATGGTTGTGGGAGTGCTATTGCTAGTTCTAGTCTTGTCACCGAGTGGCTCAAGGGCAAGACGTTGGCTGAGGC